ATAGTGGTGACCTCATTATACCGCCCCGATGCCATGTGCTATGGATCGGGGTTTATTTTAACCTCGCTTAAATAAGGAGGATTTATGGTAACTTTAGCACATCATGCAGCGCTCACCGCAGGCGATCTCGAACGTTTTATGGGTCTTACCGTTGGGTTTGATACCATGTTTGATCGTTTGTTTAATGTTCCACAACCATCTGGCAGTTATCCGCCTTACAATATTCGTAAGGTAGATAATTATAATTATGTCATCGAAGTAGCCCTCGCTGGGTTTTCGGAAAATGATATTCAGGTACAAGTGGAAGATGGGACGTTGACTGTTCGTTCAAAAGAAGATAAGGATGTTAACGAAACATCTTATGTTCACAGGGGAATCGCTAAGCGGATGTTTGTTCGTAAGTGGACTCTTTCTGATGATATGATTGTTCAGGGAGCTGAATTCCAGAATGGTCTTTTGAACATTAAGTTGGAAAAGGTGGTTCCAGAAGAAAAGAAACCACGAATGATCCCGATTTCAACATCGAATGTGATTGAACACACGAAGTAATCATTCACTTTTCCATCCCCCATCAAAGATAATTCTTGGTGGGGGTTATTTTTTATTAATTAAAAAATGGGGATAACTGATGTTGACATTACTTGGTAGTTTATTAGGATTTGCTGGTTCCACTGTTCCTAGTATATTAGATTTATTCAAAGAAAAAGATGAAAAGAAAAGCCAAATGGAGATGTTTAAACTCCAGTTGGAAGCGAAAGAAAAGGGAGTTGATTTAGACATTAGAGTTCTGGAAGCCACAGCGAATATGGAAGATCGTAAGGCTGACCGGGAAGAACAACAACGTCTTTTACAGCATGATATATCATTAGGAACACAGGGGGGTTTCATTAATTCCCTTCGGGCCTTTGTAAGACCATTTATAACTTATGTATTTTTCCTTACTTTTATAGGTGTAAAAGTAACGATGGTTTGGCACACTTGGGCTCAAGGTGGAGATTTAACACAAACAATTAACATTATATGGGACGAAGAAACCGAAGCACTATTTGCAGCAGTAATTAGTTTTTGGTTCGGTTCACGCGCTATGCCCAAGTTAAGAAAAAAATAATATGTATTTGACTAAGAATTTTTCATATTTAGAAATGATAAAAAGTTCAACAGCACAACGTCTAAATGTTTCCAATCATCCAACGCTTGAACACGCTATTAATTTAGTAAATCTTTGCAATATTATCTTACAACCAGTGAGAGAGGAATTCGGACCAATTCGTATTAATAGCGGATACCGTTCTCCTACATTGAATGCAAAAGTAGGTGGATCTAAAACAAGTCAGCATTGCAATGGAGAAGCTGCTGATTTTGAATCTTCTAGTATCTCCAATCCAGAACTTGCAGCATGGATTGCTAAGAATTTAGATTTTGATCAACTCATTTTGGAATTTTATGACGGTTCAGATCCGCATAGCGGTTGGATTCATTGTTCATATAAGAAGGATGGCAGTAATCGTGCTAAAACATTAACAGCATTGAGAGTAAATGGAAAGACAAAATATAAAAACGGATTATTAACTTAATTATTAAGGAGTAGAATATGAAACATTTGTGGTTAATATATTTACAATTTTTGTTTATTATCGGCCAATTCAATGCAAGTCCGAATTGGGTTGACAAACAGATAGTAATGTGTTATACTAAGTTAGATGAGTTGAATGTTGATTATGCTAAAATCTATCAATTTGATAAAAAATAATAATGAGTTTTTACACAAATGTACATTGTTTGGGGGATAATATTTTATTCCGCGGCATTTCTAATGACGGCCAGCGATTCAAAGATCGTGTAGAATATCATCCTACTTTATACATTCCTACCAAAGAAGAAACCAAGTTTCGGACACTTGAAGGGAAACCAGTTGGAGAAATGCAGCCGGGGACAATTCGAGAATGCCGTGATTTTATTCGTAAGTACAAGGACGTTGATAATTTCAATATTTACGGTAATGATAAATTTGAGTATTCTTTTATAGCAGAACATTTTCCCGAAGAACATATTGAATATGATTTTTCGCAAATTCGGGTTGCTTATTTGGATATCGAAACCGGATCCGAAAACGGATTTCCTAATATCGAAACTGCAAATGAAGAAGTAACAGCAATCACTTTCAAAATTGGTAAAGAATTATATGTCTTTGGCAGAAATGAATTTGTTAATGAGAGAGATGATGTTTATTATTTTCGTTTTGATAACGAAATGGCACTGTTAGAGAAGTTTTTTCAACTATGGGATGCAAAATCACCTGATGTTGTTACTGGTTGGAATATAGAAACGTTTGATATTCCCTATCTAGTCAATCGTGCAAAACGACTTTTCGATGAAAAGAAAAATCCATATCGGTTACTTTCACCTTGGAGAAAAATTAATGTACGCACTTTGTTCGGCATGGGTGGCCAAGAACTTCAAGCATATGATATAATCGGGATAGAAACACTTGATTATTTGTCAATGTATCGAAAATTCATTTATATCAATCAAGAAACATATCGTCTAGATCATATTGCATTTGTTGAATTGGGGGAACATAAACTTGATTATTCCGAGCAAGGTTCATTGCATTTGCTTTATAAAAATGATTATCAAAAATTCATTGAATATAACATTAAAGATGTGGAGCTGGTAGAACGATTAGAAGAAAAATTAAAACTGATCGAGATGGTAGTTTCACTTGCATATCTTTGTAAAGTGAATTATAGTAATACATTCGGCCAAGTTCGGATGTGGGATACGTTGATTTATAATAATCTCCTGAGAAAGAATATTGTAATTCCGCCTAAACCACATTCCAGTAAATCTGCTAACTTTGAGGGAGCATTTGTAAAAGAACCAATATTAGGAATGCATGATTGGGTTGTAAATTTTGACCTGAATTCGCTCTACCCACATTTGATCATGCAGTATAACATTTCTCCAGAAACTCTGGTTGGAATGCATTCTATAGATAAATCAGAAAAATATTTCGCTGGTTCAATGGTGGAATCTATGCTTACACAAAGTACTGATACAGCGTTCCTTAAAGAGAAGAATTTGACTATGGCTCCAAATGGTTCATTATATACCCGTGAGAAGCAGGGGTTTCTTCCGGAAATGATGCAGAACATTTATAGTGATCGTGTAAAGTTCAAAGAGTTGATGATTGAAACCAAGAAAAAACTTACTAAAGAAAAGGATCCCAAGAAGAAGCATGAGTTGTCTAATTTAGTTTCTAAATATCACAATATGCAGTTGAACCTCAAGATTACTTTGAATTCAGCTTTTGGTGCAATGGGCAATGAATATTTTCGTTACTTTGACCAAAGGCTTGCAGAGGCAGTTACTACATCGGGGCAACTTTCTATTCGATGGATTGAAGAGGAAATCAATCAGTATTTGAATAATTTATTGAAACCAAAAGAAAAAAAAGATTATGTTGTGGCTGTTGATACTGATTCTGTTTATATTCGTATGGATGATTTAGTGAAACAGGTATTTGGGGAGAACATACAAGACAAAAGCAAAGTGGTAGATTTTCTGGATAAAGTATGTTCAGAAAAGATGGAAGATATTATAGACAAATCCTATCAAGCATTAGCAGATTATGTGAATGCGTATGATCAGAAGATGGTAATGAAACGTGAGAATATTGCAGACCGGGCACTTTGGACTGCAAAGAAACGTTATATTATGAATGTGCATGATTCCGAAGGTGTGCGATACGAAGAACCACAACTTAAAATTATGGGCATTGAGGCCATTCGTTCATCAACTCCTGCTGCTTGCAAGGATAAGATGAAACATATTTTCAAGATTATAATGAATGGTACTGAAGATGATGCAATAAAGTATATTGATGATTTCAGGGAAGAGTTTAGAACATTGGAAGTAGAGGATATATTTTTCCCACGTTCAGTTCGTGGTTTGAGTAAATATTTCGATGCGGCCCAATTGTATATCAAGGGGTCGCCTGTTCACGTTAAGGGTGCATTATTGTATAATAAATTATTGAAAGATAAAAAATTGTTGAGTTCTTACCCAACTATCAAAGAGGGAGAGAAATTGAAGTTTGCTTATCTTAAAAAACCAAATCCAGTTGGAGCAGAGGTGATTTCGATTCTTAATAATTTACCAGTAGAGTTTGAGTTGAAGGATTATATTGATTATGATAAACAATTCCAGAAGGCGTTTTTGGAACCGATGAGCTCAGTTATGGATTCGGTAGGTTGGAAAACAGAATATATATCATCGTTAGAAGATTTTTTTGGATAACGTTGAATGTTTTTTGGGGTCCTTACATTATTTGTTGCACTTTTAATTTCAACAGTTGCGGCCTATTATAGTATCGTAGGTTTGATGGCCATCTTCGCTGGTGCAAAACTTGCAATTGCAATAATGGGGATTGTCCTTGAAGCGGGCAAACTCATCTGTGCTAGCTGGATATTCCAATACTGGACAAAAAGTCCGTTATCAATAAGGTTATATTTCATATCATCAATAATAATTTTGATGCTGATAACATCTCTAGGTATATTTGGGTTTTTATCACGAGCACATATTACACAATCTAGTCCAACAATTTTGTTGGAAGAACGAATTGATAGAATTGATCTCAAGGTATTCT